GCTGAAGCGCATCTGTTCGCAGATCGACAGGGTGACGTCGCAGGTCACACCGATGTGGCGCTCCTGACCCAGTTCCTTGATCTCTTTCTTCAGAGCCTCAAGGGCCTCGTTGGCTGCGTCGGCAGCGGTCTTGGCGGCGGCGTAACGGTCGGCGAGGGTGATGGTGAAGTTCATCGACATGGCAGTCTCCTTGGTTGGCGGGGTCCAGCGCCCCTGTTCGATCTGTCTAAACGATGTCGCGTACGACGTCAACAATGAAAATGTGCTTGAACCCACATTTTAGATGTGCTAGGTTTCGAGCAGGGGCATGGTGCCCCGTGGGAGACTGACATGAACAATCTGATCAAGGCCATCCAAGCTGCTGAGGCTTTCGCTCTGCGGGAAGAGACTGGCGTCATCCTGACCGGTGCGCGCTCGATGGAGATCACCGGCCAGTGGATCAAGGTGGAAGGTGTGCGCCGGGCCTACCACCGGACCTACGTCGTGAACTGCGCCAGCAATCAGGTCTTCGAAGTGCTGGGTGGCTCCCAGATGGACGACAACGCTTTGATCCGCAGCGCGCTGGAGGCTTACTGAATGTACGTTTGGCAGATGAACAACGGGCGCTGGCAGCTGGACCTGCTGACAAGCCGTCGGGGTGACAAGCGGCTTGCTGCGGCCATGGCTGCGGTGAAGGGCAGCTACGCCACGCAGGCTGAGGCTGAGGCCGTCAAGCGGGAGATCATGGCACATGTTTGAGAAGCTCAGCGACCGGCACCTCAGGGCCGTGTACCGGGTGGCGAAGACACGGCTCCGGGCCTTCTTCGCCGACCCCCGGATGATGATCCAGCTGCGCAGCGAGATGTACCGCCGGGGGATGCTCTGATGGTGGACTTGGATTGCATCGTGAAAGAGGCCAAGGCGTCTGGGCTGGAGTTCCAGATGATCAACGGCGGCAAGCACATCAAGTTGCTGGTTGCCGGGGAGTTCTGTGGCATCTGGCCGAAGAACGGGAGGGAGACGAACAGGCGTGGTGCCCTGAACATTCTGTGTCAGGTCCGTCGCTGCATAAAAAAGCACAAGGGTGCTTGACGGCAGTGTATCGTACGATGTAGTATTTTCGAGCAGGGGCATGGTGCCCCGCTCAACACCGGAGACGACCATGTACCTCGACGACATCATCGACCACGTCAAAGCTTACTTCGCCGGGAACGACAGCAAGACCGCTGCGTTGAAGATCAAGAACATCGAAGGGGTGTGCCTCCCCTTGAACCACGCCATTGCTGGCTTCTCGGCCTACAGCGTGTCGGCAGATGCAATCCACCGTGGCGGGTCGAGCTTCAAGCGGGGCTACATCGTCATGCAGTACCCGAACGGCGAGGCGGAGACGCTTGAGGTTGGCTGCCTCCTGACGCGGCAGGGCGTGCGCAAGGCCGTCGATGCCGTTTGCGACCAGTTCCTCACTGCAGCCTGATCAAACCAGCCCCGGCGCTGAGCCGGGGTTCCACCCATCGTGGGGCGCGATGCCCCGCTCAACAGGAGAGACGACCATGGCTAAGAAGACCAAGCTGACCGCCACGCTGCCGAATGGCGAAATGATCACCCGCACGACTGAGCGCACCTACACGCATGTCGTGGTGTACACGATCAACGAGGCCAAGATGATGGCAGCGTGCTGGGTTCCCGATCAGGAAAAGCAGGAGCGCAAGAACTTCAAGTACTACGTCGAGTGCGCAGCTGGTGAGCATGAGCATCGCTATGCGCCTGCGGGATCGGACCAGTGGAAGATCGACAACGCGGCCACATACCGCAAGCAGGCTCAGGACATCATCGCCGAGTTCCCGACCGTCGAAGCCTACTTGGCCGGTCGTAAGGCCAAAGCCGAATACTATGCCCGCAAGCAGATCGGCGCAGGCTGGCATGTGGCAGGCTGGTGCGGTCGTCCCGATCTGGCACAGAAACTGGCTGCCGGTGGTTGCCACCACGTTGCAGGCGAAATCAAAATCATCGAGGTGAACTGATCATGATGTTCTTCCATCACGCCAAGAAGGTCACCTACACGCCCAGCAGCCAGCTGTCGGAGCATTGCTGGTCGGCATCCATGGCAATCGAGAACGGGGTGGAGACCGTCATCCACCTGTTCTTCGAAACCCCTGAGGATGGCCGGAAGTGCGACGCGGCGATGCGTGAAGCTGTCGTGGATCACGGCACCCATAGCGTCGGGGCGATCAGCATTAGCCTTCACTTCATCAAGAAGAGCAGAGCAACCCGTGAGGAGAACGGGTTCACGTTCGACTTCGGGACCGAAGCGATACGTGTATTTTCCTGATTGACAGCTGTGCCCCGTACGATGTAGTATTTTCGTACAGGGGCACGGTGCCCCGCCCAGCAGGAGAGCCGCCATGTATCAGATCGTTGAAATCCGCCCGACCCACTGCCAGATCACCGACGGCATCATCGGATCGAGCGCCCACCCTCTGCCGATGACCTATCGCAGCGAGGCTCTGGCCCACAAGCTGGCCGGTCGCATCGCGCAGGCCCACTACGAGAACTGCGGCGACAACAGTTACGTCGTGGTCGAGGCGGGCAAGTCGCCCTACCAGCCGCGCGTTGACTTCTCGCAGTGGCGCTCTTGGCCCATCGACGCTGACACCGACTTCCCGTTCTAAGCAAATCAACTGGGGCAAGACGCCCCGCCAACCTTTGGGAGAAGACCATGACCAAGTACGCAAACCTGATCGGCTACAGCGACATCCGCCCCTACGAGATCATCTCGCGGACGAAGACCACGATCACCGTGCGGGCGATGAAGGCCGTGGGAGACCCGGACTGGAAGCCGGTGTTCCATGAGGGTGGGTTCCTCGCTCACTGCTCCAACCAGAGCGACCAGAAGTGGATCATCACCAGCGATCCGGATGCCCACGTCATGAAGGCCCACCTCCGGAAGGATGGGCATTACCACAGCGCCTACGGCAGGCATGTGGTGGAGGACGCACCCCGCAGCTTCTACGATTACAACTTCTGAACCCACATTCCTATTGTAGGTTTGCATCGTACGATGTATACGTGATCGGGCAGGCAGCAGGGAGACACGCCATGGCATACGCGCTCGACTATCAGAACCTCGCAGGTTCCTTCGTGGAGGCCGAGTTCGGCCACACGTTTGAGTATCGCGTCCGTCAGGACAAGACCAACTACCGGCCCGACCTGCCGCACCTGATCTACGTCGGCGACAACCAGACGCGCTTCGCCAACGTCCTCAAGACCGTCGCCTATGTCCTGTGCGACGAGGATGATGTCCAGAAATGGGCCATCCGCCGCCACCGTGAATTCACCAAGGGAGCATGATCATTATGACCAACTGGCAGACACCGACCGCCGAGACCTACGATGCGCTGGACCGCGCGTTCAATCACTTCAACAAGGCCCTGTTCGAAGATCGCCTTCCGCCGGTGCTGTTCACCCTGCGGGCGTCGCGCAAGGCCTACGGTTACTTCTGGGCCGAACAGTTTGCGCACCGCGAGGATGGCGACGTGACGCATGAAATTGCCCTGAACCCCGCGACCATGGATCGCACGCTGGAAGCCGTGCTGTCGACGCTGGTGCATGAGATGACCCATCTGGAGCAGCAAGAGTTCGGCAAGCCCGGCAAGAAAGGCCACCACAACCGCGCGTGGGTCCAGCTGATGCTGGCCGTCGGCCTGATCCCGTCCAACACGGGCGAACCGGGTGGCAAGCAGACCGGTCGCCAGATGACCCATTACGTCGAGCCTGACGGTTCCTTTGAGATCGCCTGCGCTGATCTGAAGGCGACCGGGTTTGACCTTCCGTACTTCACCAAGGCACGCGAGACCGTGGCGAAGAAGAAAGACCCGTCGAAGGTGAAGCACACCTGTCCCGCATGCGACTTCAAGGCATGGGCCAAGCAGGGTGCGAACATCATCTGCGGTGACTGCAACGAGCAGCTGATCGGGGAGGAGGTGTGATGCGGGACGATTACAACGGGAGCGACAAGCTGTTCAGTTGGGGTGGCTACGCTGGGCAGAGGGACATCCATATGATTGCCACGCGGTTTGGGAAGACCAGAGATGTCAAGACAGGCTCCCCACCGAAAATGAAGGGAGATGCTGTGGACCGGTGGAAGCTGGCGCGCGAAGACGCTGAGATCGAAAGGATGATGCGATGACCGATCTGGAAAAGTTCCTGCGGGAAATGGGGATGTCAAAGCCACCACCGCCACCGCCTGCCCCGCTGGTTTGGGGTGTCTGGCATCGCGATGGTGACATTCCGCACTGATGGCGCTATGTTGCGGGCATGAACTTTATTTGAGGATTAGACATGCCCGCAGGACGTCCATCGAGCTACACAGAAGAGATAGCGGATACGATCTGCGAACGCCTGTGCATGGGAGAGAGCCTGCGCACGATCCTGAAGACCGAAGGCATGCCGTCGATGTCGTCAGTGATGCGGTGGTTGATGAACATGCCAGAATTCGACAGCAAGTATGCACGCGCGCGGCAGCTGCAGGCTGAGGTTTGGGCAGACGAACTGATCGACATCGCCGACGATAGTACCAACGATTACATGACCAAGAAGAACGAGGATGGCGAGGTCATCGGCTTTGATCTGAAGCCCGAGAACTTCCAGCGGACCAAGATGCGGCTGGAGCAGCGCCGGTGGTATGCTGAGAAGCTGCGGCCTAAAGTGTACGGCCCCAAGCTGGCTATTGGTGGTGCAGTTGACCTGCCGCCGATCCAGATGACGAAACAGCTGGACGTGTCCAGCCTGAGCCTTGAAGAACTGGACGTTCTGGCGTCTGCGCTGGAGAAGAGCATGAAGGCAGATGGGGAAGATTGATCTTCCGGTCTCGATAGACCCGTCTTCCCTACTGTCGGTGATCAACAAGAAGCGCTGCGAGATGTCTCTGGCGTCGTTCGTCCAGCAGGCGTGGCACATCATCGAGCCGGGCCAGCCGTACATCCATGGCTGGCACATCGACTTCATTTGCGCGCATCTGGAGGCGATCACCGACGGCGTGACGTTCGACGAGGACGGCACGTTCTACAACCGCCTTCTGGTCAACGTGCCGCCGGGGACCATGAAGTCGCTGCTGATCGGGGTGTTCTGGCCTGCATGGGAGTGGGGGCCGCGCAACATGCCTCACATGCGCTACGTGTGCGCCAGCCACAGCCAAGACCTCGCCATCCGCGACAGCCTGCGCATGCGCCGTCTGGTCAAGTCCGAGTGGTATCAGGGCCTCTGGGGTGACCGGGTGGTGCTGACCAGCGATCAGGACGCCAAGGCCAAGTTTGAGACCACCGCCACGGGCTTCAGGCAGGCCTGCGCGTTCGAAGGCATCACCGGCTACCGGGGCGACCGGGTGATCATCGATGACCCCCACAGCGTGGATGACGCGAACTCTGACGCCAAGCGGGAGACCGCCACGAACCTGTTCAAGGAGGCCGTGACCAGCCGCCTGAACAACCCAGACCGGTCGGCCATCGTGGTGGTGATGCAGCGCCTGCATGAGCGGGACGTGTCCGGCGTGATCCTCGAGAGCGACATGGGGTATGATCACATCATGCTGCCAATGCGGTACGATCCGCTGCGGGCCTCTCCGACCCTGCTGGGCTATGAAGACCCTCGCACAGATCGGGACGAGCTTCTGTTCCCTGATCGCTTCCCGCAGCACGTGGTCGACCGGGACGAGGCCGCCATGGGGCCGTACGCGACTGCTGGGCAGTATGCGCAGTCCCCGGAGCCAAGGGGCGGCGGGATCATCAAGGACAGCTGGTGGCAGGTCTGGGACCGGTCAGAGTACCCGGACATCGAGTACGTGGTAGCATCGCTGGACACCGCCTACACCAAGAAGGCCGAGAACGACCCGAGCGCCATGACGGTCTGGGGCACGTTCAGCGGCGACGGCGAGGCCCAGACCACCCGGTCGGTGGACAGGTACGGGCGTCAGATCGACATCACCCGGAGCTATAGCTCAGAGGCCGTAGGCCCGGTGCCCAAGGCCATGATGATGTACGCGTGGCAGGAGCGGCTGGAGTTCGCTGAGCTTGTGGAGAAGACCGCCAGCACGTGCCGCCGAATGAAGGTGGATGTCCTGCTGATCGAGAACAAGGCCGCCGGTCACAGCGTGGCGCAGGAGCTTCGCAAGGTGTTCGCCAACGATGGGATCGTGGTGATCCTGTACGACCCCAAGACGCTGGACAAGACAGCCCGCCTGTACGCCGTGCAGCACATCTTCAGCGAAGGCATGGTGTACGCCCC